ATCTGCTAAGAAAATAGATTTACCACCAATGTTACTAATACGTGCTTTGTCTGCATCAGTTAAATCTCTACTTGTAAACTGTGATGTAAACTCTGTTCCTAATTCTTCTGGGTCTGTTTCTGCATCCGCTGTCATACCTGTTGTTGTTGGTATAACTGGAGGTAAAATTATTGGTGGACCACCTCCACCACCTGTATCCCTAACTCTACTTCTACCAAAAGGTGCGTTAGGCATATCCATTTCTATTTCATCAACATCTTCTAAACCTAATTCTTTTCTTATTCTATCATTAGCTAATTTAGTTTCAATTTTTTTTGCAATATTTACAGCTGTAGGTATTAGACCTGGTCTAATTATACCAGGTTGTCTTTTACCAAAATCATAAGGTGTAATTGCTTTACCAAATTTAGTAGATGAATATGCTTCTGGAGTTTTACCTTTAGCTGCTTCTGCTGCAATTTTTTCTTGGAAAGCTCTTGCTGCTATTCCTTCTGCTTTTGCTTTTTCTTCTGCAGCGTTGTTCATTAAAGCTGCTCTTAAAGAAGCGTTGTTAGTTAATGCTCGTTTTGCACCTGCATCTGAAATTCCTTGATCTCCATCATTAAAAGATCTTTCTACGTCTCTTTCTTGTTCAGAACCAAAACCTGCATCCGATCCATAATAACCAGGTCTTGTTCCATCTGCTGTTGGAGCAACTAACATGGATCCATTATTACTACCCATGATACCACCACCGGCAGCACCCATTCTATCTTGTTCTTGTGATCTGTAATAATCTCTTGGTGACATAAATTGTTCACCAGCTTCTTCTTGACCCATTTTATAATTTCTATATTCGTCTATTAGACCAGACTTCATAGCCATATTACCAATACCTTCATCTTGTTTAGATGCTAGTCCTTCAAAATAATCTTGTAACTCTTTCATGTAATCAGGTGTTCCTCTTTGATCTTTCATATCAGGAAACACTCTTTCAAACTCGTCCATGTATTCTTGTAATTCAAACTCAGCCATTTTTTGCTGGTCTTCTTTTGGTGATTTAGGTCCTTGATTACCTGAGTAAGTAATTTCTGGTGCACCTATGTCTAGTGATTCTAATCCTGTTTTCATATAATTTTTTAAGTTAATTTTAAAAGCAGGAATTTAACCTGTGGTTTCTTACATTACCTGTTTTTGTCAGGTAAATCAAGCTATGTTGTAACTGTTCTTTTTTTAACTTCTAGAGCAGAAAGCACTACATGCAGCCTGTTTGCTGTAGCGGCTGTTACTTTTAATACTTCACTTTCCTCTAATACTAAAGGCGCTGTTAGTAATTCTGTAGTTGCATTAGCCCCAATTGCTTTTGTTTTAAACAAACTAAACACAGCATCTGCTGTATCTGTTATTGTAACTGTTAATGTATCAGCATTTCCTGAGTCTTCAGAAACTATAATAGATTTTATAATAGCAGTTGTAGCACTAGGTACTGTATATAAAGTTGTAGCACTTGTTGCTGTTAAATCTTTTTTTTTATTTACAAATGTATTAGCCAAAGTAGTATGCCTCCGCTTCTGCTTCTTCTTTTATATCTTGTTGAAACGTAGTATTTAATTTTTGCACAATACTATCTATATCTCTAACAAACGATTGTTGTATTTGTTCATCGTATTCCGTAGTTGGTTGTGTAAGTGATTGTACAATTCTAGCCATTATCTTCTACCATCCGGTTGTATGTCTAATCTAAATGTACCTAGTTTCCAAAATTGACTTGTACTACTATTAGATACTTTTAATGCAATAGATCTAGCACGTGCTCGTGTATCTATTTTTTTTGTACTTGATGATATGGTAAATGGACCAAGTGATGAACTAGCTGCAGTGTCATTTGGAAAATCTTTTAAGTTTAATGTAATAACACTATCACCAGTTTGTGATAAAAAGTCTGGTAATACTCTTCTAATTTTCATCATAAACTCACCGTCACCAGCAAGTCCTTGTTGACCAATATCAAAATCTCCTGATTGTATATTAGCAGTAATAGAAGATGTTGCTCCTTCTTTAACTTGATCTAATCCTTTTTCGTGTTCAAAATATGTTGACGTTCCATCAGTACATCCAATTACGTGATCTTTATTTGTTGTTGCTGTTGTGCCATCTGCATCATATTCTGTTGCATGTGGTAAACCAAATACTGCAGAATCTTGCCATGCGGATCTTGCAAGTGTTCCTACTGTCCATACTGGTCGTTCAGGTGTCGAATCTAGATAATTATAAGTAACCATTCTATTAACTGTGCCTGATCCTGAGTTAGGATAAAACCACATAATCTCACCAAACAAATTATTAAGTCCAACATTAATATGTTGTTTTGGAATTGTATTAATATCATCATAAACATGATCTTCTACTAAACATGCAAGTGATTCTAATTTACCTGTGTATCTAAAGAAACCATTCTCTGACATCCAGTATGCAGATCCATCTACTTCTACAGCTGCGTTTTTACCAATTAATCCACAGTTAGTACCAACTTGTTGAAAAGAAAAAGTAAAAGGTGCGCCTACAAATCTCATAATAAATAAAGCAGTATCAGTCCAAACGTAGATTGCATCACGACCACGTATTGCTCCTACAATTTTTGATCCATCTGCAAGTCTTTGTGTACCTGCTGTGTTAGTAGCTGATGGTGCATAAGAAGTTGTTTCATTAATAGATTCTTGATCCGAAAATCTAATAAACATTTCATCTCTTGTAGATTTAGTTCCAATAGTTGTCTCTGTTCCAAAAAATATTAAGTGTCTATCTGGAGTAGATACTAAACTAAATGATGATGATGTTGGTGCATTAGCAAGTAAAGTTGCTCTAGTTTCTGTAGCCGTTGTTGGATCAGAATCCCATTCAAATGTTTCTCCACCTGATATTGTTGCAATAAGTTTGTTACCAAAATTATCTAAAGACCATAAACCGGGTGCTGTAACAATGTCACCGGATGCTGCAGCATTCCATGCAAAAAAGTTTGATGCATCTGTCACCGTTGCACCACTTGAATGCGTTGCGGCAGTTGTTCCTTTAGCTCCTCTTGTTAAACCGGATAATGTCCCACCACTATTTCCTGTGTAAGTAATTAGTTCAGAACCAATTTGCACTGTACCTGATGATGGAAAAGATGTTGAACTAGCCATAGTTAATGATGTAACCGATGCATTTATTCCTGATGAAAGTGTTGATGTAAATTGTCCTTGTTGTACACCACCCCATGATCCAAGACCCCAACCAGTTGATGCAACTTCTACTGCTGGTCCAACGGAATAATAAAGTTTTACTCTAATACCACCTGATGTTGATGCACCTGATCCTGATTCGTTAGAAGCTAAAGTAATTGTTAGTGTGGTAGTTGTTGGTATACTTGCTACTTGAAATTTTTTGTTGTCAAAATTGTCTGAATTAAAATTAGAGTTTGTTATAGATGTAAAATTATCTAATAAAATTATATCACCTTTGTTTGCATTGTGAGCTGAAGAAAAAGTTAAAGTTATAGTTGCTGATCCGTTAGTTGTAGAAAATGCAGATGTTAAAGTTGTTGTAGTTTTAATTGGGTGAATGTCATAAAAAATACCACCAGAGTATGCATACAATATTCTATTTGTACCAAGAGCTGCAAACTTAATACCACTAGCATTTACAAAATGATGTAGTGCTGTATTACGTCCTGTAATATCTACTGAACCTAGTTGAGCCCAACCACCTATTTTTTCTGGTGTACCATATCTAAATCTAACATTATCACCATCAACCCATTGGCCTTCACCACCTGTTGATGTGACTTGTTTATTAAATCCTGGTGCAAATTTTACTTTTTGTAACATAATTATTTTGCCAATCCAGGCACTCCTCCGCTAGAAACAAAAGGGTTCTCGGCAAAAGCCATGTATAAAAAGGTTTCTCCACTTGTATTTATTGTGGCATTTGAAGTTCTTAATTTAAACCCATTGCTTAAAAAATCTACTGCTCTACCAGTAGAGTCTGAGTCTGCAGCAGCAATCGATGGATCAATAGTTGTTTCATTAGGATTACCATTATAATCTTCTCTTTTATTATCCCAAATTTGCCAGTCATCATTGTTACTACTTTCACGAATTATTAAGTATGAAGGTTTAAAACCTAAATTTACAAAAGTTCCATCATTATTTCCATTTCCGATAAATTTGCCAAATTTTGAAAAACCTTGTTTTCCTGCCCACAAATAAGCAATATAAGTTTGATCAGCATTATTAGTTTCTCCACTATCTTTAACAGAAAATACTGAACTTGTTGGTTCGGTATCATTCCAATAACCAGCATCAGTACTTACTGCTGTTGCATCATTTAATTTTAGAGCTGCTGTTGCACCTAAAGCTGAGTGGTATACTCTCCAGTTAAAAGGTGGATCAGAACTATCTATATTTTTTACTATAATCCAATCTGGTTTTACTCCAAGATTATGTGCCACCGTTCTAGCTGAACCAGTTCCTTCATAAGTTAAAATGTCAAACCCAGCAGTTACAGATTCTTTCCATGTCCAACTTACATACGTTGTGCCTGAACCATTAAAATCAGCATCACCACCAATGGTATAACTTGTGCTTGCAAAACCAGTAACTCCACTTGATGAATTATTAGTACCTTGAGCAAGGTTTTGATCTCCATATAAAACTTTTGTTGCACCTCTAACTGAATCAATAATTCTTAAACCTCTAGCACCATAAGTTCCAGCTCTTCCTTTAGTCCAAATTAAATCATTTGTGTGTCCAGTAGTAATAGTTTTTCCATTAGTTGCATTTCCTGAATAAAGATTTGCAGTGAAAAATCCTGTTGAGTCGTCTACTCCTGTATAAACTGCCATTTAACCTCCATCACTTCCTAAATTTTTAGTACAAAGGGCAAGAAAACCAGAAGGTGGTTGGTACTCAAAAGAGCCATATCCATTTCCATCCGATTTATCTGTCCCTGTAAAAGTTGGATTACCAAAATTTAATTCTAAAGTTATTTGATCTGCATAACCATTATCACACCAAGCTGGTAGATAAGTAGTATTAGCATCAACAGTTGCTGGTGGGTTTGATCCAGCAGCTGGATCTGCACTATTTAAGTATGTTCCTTGAACACCTATATAAAATTTTTGATTATCTAAATCTAATGCAATTTGTACAATTTGATCTTCTGCAGTTGTTGTTAAACTTGTAGTAACATCAGCCCCATCTTTTAATACTTTACTTGCGGTACTAGCAGCGTTACGAAAGTGAGTGTTTGGATCACTGTCATTCATACTTCCTGAACCTCCAGCATTCATATCAGCATCAGTTCCAGCAACACCAAATTGAAAACCTACTCCACTATTAGCAGCTGACATTTTAGCTTCCCAATACCATTTACCAGCTGAAACTCCCATTGTTGCTCTCATATAACTTTGTGAAGTATTATTTCCAGCAGATGTCCATTTTAAATTATTTTCTGCCATTGTAGCAGATGAGCCACCAGTATTAGTTTGATCTAAAGGGTTGCAAGTACAAAAATTATTAGTACACGTGTCCGTGCTTTGATCTGTTGCGGCTACATTTACTTCAGTAAAATCCGTGCCGCCATTTGCATCATTACCTAAATTACCACTAGCTTCAAAATCAAGGTAAAATCCATTCGTACCAAATGTTAAACCAGATACATCTATTGGTTTAAATATCCCGCTGTCGGAATCAAAT